CTGGTGGCCTGGTACAAGGACCTGGAGGAATACGCCACCAAGGCCCTGTTGGACGGCAAGCCCATTGAGGGCTGGAAACTGGTGGCTGGCCGGAGCATCCGCACCTTTACGGACCAGGATGCCGCCATCCAAGCCGCCATTGCCGCCGGATATGATGAGGCCCTGCTCTATGACCGCAAGCCCAAGACCCTCTCTGAGATGGAGAAACTGATGGGCAAGGCGGAGTTTGCTGAGAAAATCGGCGGCTATGTGACCAAGCCCTTGGGCAAGCCCACGCTGGCCCTCAGCACGGACAAGCGTGAGGCCTACAACCCCGCCGCTGCTGACTTTGCCGGGGTGGCCGCCAATGAGTAAGTACCAGACCTGTGCCCATTCTGCCCCGTGGCAGCCTCCCATCCCGCTGGATGATGAGGAAAAGGGCTACCCCGTGGGCCGTTTCTGCAAGCACGCTTGCGGCACCCTGGCTGTCATCCGTGACCCGGAGGTCTGCGAGAGCTGCACGCAGTACACAGACCCCGCCAAGCTCATCACCATCAACACCGGGGACTACCACGCAGACATCTATTTTGACCGGCTGGAGGACATGCCCCTCTCCAACATCCGCAAGGTTTTCAAGCTGCTCCTGGCGGACCCGTGGAGCAATGAGGGAGCCATCCGCCAGATGACCCTCTACCTGGATGCCGCCGTGATTGAAAGCAAAGAGGCCTGGAAACAGGCCAGCACGGAGTATCAGAACGGCTGGCGCAATGTGTTCAATAAGAAAAGCCGCCTCAAAGAGGACCGCCAAAAGCTCCGGGAAAACAACCGGCTGACCGCTGCCGTAAAGCGGAGCAAAGCCCGGCATGAGCGCTGGGTGAAACTTCAAACCTGCTGGGCTGAGGCCCAGCCTGATGCAAACACCAGAGTGTAATTTAACTGTAAAGGAGATCAAAAGATTATGTATCAGAATGATGCCATGAAAGTCCTGACTGGTGAGATCCGCCTCTCCTATGCCAACCTGACCACCCCCAGAGCTGCCCAGCAGGGCGGTGAGCCCAAGTATTCCGTCACCCTGCTCATCCCCAAGAGCGATGCCGCCACCAAGGCTGACATTGACGCTGCCATCCAGGCCGCCGCCAATGATGCCCTGGCCAAGGTGTGGAACGGTGCCCGCCCGCCCATGCTCAAGGTGCCCATCTACGATGGTGACGGCGTGCGCCCCTCCGGTGTGCCCTTTGGTGATGAGTGCAAGGGTCATTGGGTGATGACCGCCTCCACCAAGAACAAGCCTCAGGTGGTGGGCATCGACAACATCAACTGCGAACTGTCCCCGGCGGACATTTACAGCGGCATGTATGGCCGTGTCACCGTCCGTTTCTTTGGCTATTCCAACAGCGGCAACAAGGGCATTGGCTGTGGTCTGGGCAATGTTCTCAAGACCCGTGACGGTGAGCCGCTGAGTGGGCAGTCCTCCGCCGCATCCGACTTTGCAGGCATCGGCGCATCCCCTGCGGCTGCTCCCGCTTATGGAGCGCCCACGCCCGTTGCCTACGGTGTTGCGCCTGCGGCTGCTCCTCAGCCGCCTATGAACACCGCACCTTGGAACAACGGAAACGGTATCAACCCCATCACAGGACAGCCCATGTAAAAGGAGGAGTAACCGATGAACACCAGATTTGATGGCCGGCTTTGGATTGGAGCCCTTGGCGTGACTTTCAAAGTCAAAGAAATGGAAACCAGACACCTGCTCAATACGGTCAAGATGCTTTTGCAAAAACCTGCCCGTGTGCAGACCATGCTTGTGGCCGACATTGAAAGTGCCACTTTTGCGGAGCCCCAAGCTTGGACCTCCAACCGCCGTGAGGACATCCGCAAGGTGTCCGTCCACAACATCACCAGCCTCTCCGCTGAGGAGCTGGTGGAGTATGTCAAGGGCACCACGCTTTTTAACACCATGCTGGCGGAGCTGGATGCCCGTGGCGTGAACACGGAGAACATCATGCAGCTCTGCACCAAGGATGAGGCTTTCCGCAACTAAGAAAGGAGGACATCATGCACCATCTCAGTATAGACCTTGAAACTTATTCCAGCGTACCGATTGCCAAAGCCGGTGCTCAAAAGTATATCTCCAGTCCCGACTTTGAAATCCTGCTGTTTGCTTATAGCCTGGATGGTGCCCCTGTCGAAATCGTTGACTTGGCCACGGGGGAACAACTACCCCCGTGGCTTGTCAATTCTCTCACCAGCCCGGAGTACATCAAGCACGCATACAACGCCCCCTTTGAATGGGGGTGCCTCTCAAAGTTTGTTGGTTATCTGCCGCCGGAGCAGTGGCGCTGCACCATGTTCCACGGCCTCTACTGCGGCTATACGGCGGGCTTGGATGCCACGGGACGGGCGTTAGGACTTGAGGAGGATAAGCGCAAGCTGAATACCGGCAAGGCACTCATCCGCTATTTCTGCGTACCATGCGCCCCTACTAAAGCCAACGGTGGGCGTACCCGCAACTATCCACAGCATGACCCGGCAAAGTGGCAGTTGTTCAAAGAATACTGCCGCCAGGATGTTGTGACGGAAATGGAAATTGAGCGGAGGCTTTCCGCTTTTCCCGTGCCGGACTTTGTGCAGAAACAGTGGGAAACCGACCTCATCATCAACGCCCGTGGCGTTGCGGTGGATATGGATTTTGTCAGCGGCGCTCTTTATCTTGGCAGTACCGTCCGCAAGAACTTGATGCAGGAGGCAACCGACCTCTCCAAATTGGACAACCCCAACAGCGTTGGACAGCTTACACAGTGGTTGCAGGAGGAAATGGGCGAGGAACTCACTGACCTCCGCAAAGATACCGTTTCACGCCTCTTGAATAAAGACGGCAACAGTCCGCAGGTGCAAAGGATGCTGGAGATACGCCAGGAATTAGGCAAGACCAGCACCAAAAAATATGATGCCATTGAGGCTGCTGTCTGCCCGGATGGCCGTGTCCGTGGACTGCTCCAATTTTACGGAGCCAACCGCACCGGTAGATGGGCAGGCAGACTGGTGCAGGTGCAAAACCTGCCCCGCACTTATTTAGAGCCGCTGCCCCTTGCCCGTGACCTTGTGCGAAAGCATAACCTTGACGGCTTGCGGTGCATCTACGGCTCCGTGCCGGACAGCCTCAGCCAGCTCATCCGCACAGCTTTTGTTGCGCCAGAGGGGCATGTGCTGATTGATGCGGACTTTTCCGCTATTGAGGCCCGTGTCATCTCCTGGCTTGCGGGTGAACAATGGCGGCTTGAGGTGTTCCGCACCCATGGCAAAATTTATGAGGCATCCGCATCCCAGATGTTTGGCGTGCCCATTGACCTCATCAAGAAAGGCAACCCGGAGTATGCTCTCCGGCAGAAAGGCAAGGTTGCAGAGTTGGCGCTTGGCTACCAAGGCAGCACAGGGGCGCTCATCAATATGGGTGCTTTGGATATGGGCATCCCGGAGGAGGACTTGCCCGACATCGTGAGCCGCTGGCGTGAGGCAAACAAGCGCATCCGTGACCTCTGGTATGCAATGGACAACGCCGCCGTCCAGGTTATCACACAGGGCGGCTCCATACACAAGAGCCGTGACCCGCAAGGCGCTCACCGCCGCTGTGACCCGTGCGATGGTGCCCGGTGCCAAATACGATAATATGCTCATCCTTGCAGGTCCGCAGGGCATCGGCAAAAGCACCCTTTTGGATAAAATGAGCCGTGGCTGGTTTAATGACAGCATCCGCACCTTTGAGGGCAAAGAGGCATCTGAACTCTTGCAGGGTGTCTGGCTTGTGGAAATTGCAGAGCTTGATGCTTTCCGGCGCACGGATGTT